CCGTAATACTCGGGCGCGTTGACGCCGAAATCCTGCGCGACGGCCTCGAGCGTCGTGTAGGCGCGCATACGCTCGCCGGGCCCGATGACGGCAGAGTCGCCGAGGATCAGGAGAGTCCCAAACCCTCTGCGGCCGGCCGCCACGGGAGAAAAGATCGTCTGCACGCTCACAAGGCGTGAGACGGAGAGTGCATTAGCCATGCGGCTTTACCTCCTCTGTATCATACGTGACGGCCGTGCCGTCATCTCCTAAAATGTCACCTGTACTGCGTAACAGGTTGAGCACCGCGTAAGATCCGCGCGACTCAACGATGAAGCGGGCCGAGAGATCCACGCGCTGGCGCCAGACAAGCGAGTCGAGCTCCGGTACAGTCACCGGATCGCCGACGGACTGCAGGGCGATGCCGACAGCGCGCAGGGCGTTGCGGTTTTGCCAGACATACAATCCGCGTCGCAGCAAACCGGCGAGCGTGTCGGCGTTTGGTCCGTAAAACACGGCGCCGACCTCGTATCGGTCATGATCCACGACCATATCGCTGCCGTCGTCGGCACTGACGTGAGTCACATCCGGCCACGGGTCTGAGCTGACGCGCACAATGTCAAACGCGCACCAATCCGTCAACGGGTCCGGCTGTAGCGCCGGATCGAGCTGCCGCGACGGGCGCACGAGCGTGGCGCCGAGTCCCGTGATGCCGGCGATCGTGTCATGCCACAGATCCTCCAGCGCGGTGATGCCGAGCGGGCTTGACGTCTCCGTCAAGTAGCCGCCGGTGGCTGATGTATTGCTCATGTCGTCACCGCCTTGAGCTCACAAATGGCGGACCAAAAACAGCGCCCGTACATCCACGAGTCGCAGGTCTTGACCACCCAGCGGGCGCCGGACCAGATGATCTCGTCAGGCTGAGCGCCGGCCGTGGCGGCCTGCATCGCCGTCTCAGAGAGTACCTTGATGTGGCCGCGATCGCGGTCGCCCTCGGGCAGCCGCTCCAAGTCTTTTTCGGTCGCCGGTCTAACTACCGCGCCGATCGGCGTCGTCGTTTCGGTGACGGCCGTGCGGCCGTGCTCGTCGATCGTCACAGCGCGCCGGCAGAGCGTCACAGTCGTCCGAAAATGCGCATCAAGTAAAACTCTGTTGACGTCTAGCGTCGGCATCACTGGCCGTCACCTCCCTCTGTCACCACGTAGGTGATCGACTGGCGCAGGGCGCCGGTATCGATCAGCGGCCGGTCATTGGCACGCCTGGCCAGCTCTTTTGCCAGCATGCTCTGTTGCTGCCGGTCGCTTTTCTCATCAAAACCCCTGCGCTTGCTGACAGTGCGCTGGGCGCGTGCCATGATCGTGCGCGGTGATAGCGGTTTCCAGTCGTTGTCTGTAAAAACGCCGCGGATGCTGGCCTGACAGATCAGGCCGACGCGCTCGGCCGCAGGCCGGAGCGTGCCGCCGCTGCCGAGCTGCTGCACGCCCTGCGCCATCGCCTCGCGGACCTCGTCGCGGCAGCGGGCGAGCCCAGGCTCCATAAACGGACGCGGGGGGATGCGTCTGCTCGGGTCGCCGTGCTCGTTGATGTACGCGAGCTCAGCGTTGCTGATCGTGTCGCCCTCACGCATCGCCGTAGCTCGCGGGATGCCGACGAGCACCTCGGTGCGGACGGCGCGCTCGATGTTGCGGATGAGCTCGTCGGGCTTAACGCCTTTAAACTCGACTTTGATGTCCATCAGAGCTGCATCCCGCCGGCGCCGACAAGGGCGCGCAAGTCCAAAAACTGCCTCCCATACACCGTCGCGCCGAGCTGCCCGTCGCTGGAATAAGCGCCGGCGTCGTAGCCCTCGGACCAGCTGACGCCGTCTGCGCTCTGGCTCTGACTCGTTGCCGCGCCGGAGGCCGTGCCCGTCGGCAGTGAGTAGGCGCCGCTCGTCGCGTCGTAGCGCTCCATCATCGTGAGATAGTGCGCCGTCAGCAGCCCCTGCCCGTAGTCCTGCAGGCCGGAGCGTGCCCAGCGGCGCGAGTTGACCATGATTGCCGCGAAGTTGAGCCAGTAGGTGATGCGCGCGTCAGGATATTGCGTGCTGTCTGCAAATGGAGGATAGGCCGCGCGGAACACGGCCACATCCATGCTCATTTTTTGCCCGCGTTCTTTTTCTTGGCCGCCTGCACGGGCTTCGGCGCCGGTTTCGGTGCCGGCTTTGGCGCGGCTGCCGTCACCACGGGCTCGACCTTGGTCTCCACCTTGGGCGCCGGTGCCGGAGCGGGCTCCGGTTTAGGATCCTCGATGATCTGCGCCAGTCCATCGGAGACAAGCGCCTTAAAATACCAGTGTTCAGCGAGTGCGGCGTCGATCTCATGCGCGCCGCACTCGAGCACTTTGTCACCGATGCGGACCGGGCGCTTGATGAGCGCCCGCATGGCTAAATCCCGTCGACGTATCCGACAGTGGTCGGATAGACGATCTCGACCTCGCCGATCACGCCGTAGACGGTCACGCCGTAGGTGTAGTCGTGCACCTCGACGGGCATCGTGGTCAACGGCGTACCCGCGATGCGGACCATGTCCTCGCCGCGGGTGTAGAGCACAGCGCGGTCGGTGCTGCCGGCGCCCAGTCCGGGCAGGTAGCGGCTGTCGAGGATATTGAGCTCGCGGCCGTTTTTGACGGCGCCGAAGCTGCGGCGCTTGAGCCAGTCGAGGATGGTAATATCCGGGATCGTGGTGCTCATGGGCGTGGTGGCGATCACCGCGTACTGGTCAGGCGGCAGGATGAGAGTATCGGGCGCGTGGCTGTAGCCGCTGGCCTGATAGATCGCCTTGGCGGCGTTGTTGATGTCCTCGACGATGTCGAGCGGCTGAGCGCTCGCCCAGTTGCCGTTGGTGGCGCTGGCGGCCGTAACGTCAGCGGAGTTGTAGAGGCCAGTAAAACCGAGCTGAGCGTCACCGGTGGCGACGATCAGGTCCATGTCGAGCTGGTACTTTTTATTGAGGGCGCGCATCTTCTCGTCCGAGATATTGCGGCCGAGGGCCTGCGCGGCCTCGAGCTCGAAAACGGTGTAGTCGATTGCCTGAGCCCAGGGGCGCAGGGCGTGCGTGACCATCTCGTCAGCGATACCGACGGTCGGCACGGTGCCATTAGCGCGGCGGCCGGCCCAGCTGATGCCGGGCGTGGCGATGCCGCCATTGGCGGTCCAGGCCTGGCGGAAGAAAGCGGTCGACTGATCACCGAGGCCGACGTTGGTGCGCATCGAGATGACCATCGGCCACTCGGTCTGGCCGCTCAACGGCTCATTGAGCCGCATGTCATAGGCGGTCAGCTGTTTGGTCAGGAAAGCAGTAAGAGCGTCTCTTTTAGCTGCATCCAGTTTGTACATGGTATCTACCTCCTCCTCTTACAGCACGCGGATCTGGGCGAGGTCGTAATCGTCCTTGGCGCCCATGAAGATCGTGTCATTCGCGGCGATCAGACCGGTGCCGCTGGCGGCCTCCGAGGCGCCGACGGGCTCGCCGGAGCTGCCGGCCGCGTTGCGGACATACACCGCGCCGCCGAAAGCAGGCGCCGTGCTGCCGTAGACTTTGACGTTGATGTAACCTTTGATCATGATGTCGATAGGCTGCGTCGGATCCGGGATGCCGCTGTCGCCGAAAGCAGGATTCGCGCCGCCGAGCTGCACGGCATCAGGGCGGACGCTCCATCCGTAGATACTGGCGGCTGTGTCGGTGCTGGTCAGCATACGCACCGCGCCATTGCTGGCGAGCGCGACGGGCACGCCGTAGGCGGTGACGTTTTCGTTGGCGTGCGTCTCGATGACGCTGTAGCTCTCGCGCGCGACCTGACCGGGCAGGCCGACGGGCATGGTCTTGCCGATGATGTTAAAAGCCATGATTAAAACCTCCTCTTACTTGCCGAACTTAGCATAACGCTCCGCGACCTTGGCCGCGTAGTCGTCCATCTGCGCGGCGTCGCCGTGCGACACAGACGCAGGGATGCGAGCGTCATTGATCGTCGCCAGCGCGGCCGATGCGGCCTTAAACACCAGCGCCACGCGGTTGTCCTTAACTGCCGCCCAGTTGTCGACCTTACGGCCGGCGACGCTCATGATGATGGCGCGCTTGCGGTCGTCATCGCAGGCGCGATCAAGCGCGCGGCGCATCGTGTCGAGCTTGGCCTTGCGCGCGTCGGCCTTGGCGTCGGTCTTCGGCAGCGCGTAGCGCATGCCGGGCGCGAGGATCTCGACCCTGTTCGCGAAGCCGAGCGGCTTGGCGTCGGTTTTCTCCTCGGCGGTCGTCTCGACGATCGCCTCCTCATCGAGCAGGTCGGTCTCGGCCTCGCCCTCGACCTCGGCGCGCAGGGCGTCGCGCTCCGCCTCAAGCTCGGCGATGCGCGCTTTGAGCTCGTCGATCTCGTCGTCGGTCTTGGGCTTGTCGCACTCGTCGGTCGCTGTCTCGGTCGTTTCGGTCGTCACCGTCTCGGTGCCACCGCCCTTGCCGAGCAGCATCCCGAGCATCTCCTTGATCTGCTCCCAACTAAAAAGGGCCTCTTTTTTTTCGTCCATCGTTGCTCCTCCTTTGGAGTCTCTGATCGCGCACTCGCTGCCGGCACGCCCTGCCGGCACCAATGCGACGTGATTGCCCCGGATGTGCGTCTGGCGCTCCACACCGGGCTCCACCTGCTCGACGGTCACGTCATAGCCGCATGACACCTCGCGCAGTCCTCCATTTATCGCGTCGATCGCCGCGGCGTCGCTGATCACCAGATCCGCGATCACCTTGTCGGCGTCATCGCCCTGACCTCGCCTGACGTTGGTCACGTGACCGACGGCGTACTGCCGCCAGTCGTCCGGCGTCACCTCGTCCACGTCAGGATGTCCCAACGTGACGGGCTTGCCCTCAAAACTCGCCAGCGCCGCCGGCGAAAATACCTCCGCCGGCTCGCGGCGGCTGATGATCCGCCCGCTGGCGTCCGGCTCGATACCTGGGCTCATCCCCTCGCTGGCGAAATATTCATACTCGCCCGTGCGCGCGATCGGCACGCCGGTGCATATCAAAAAGCCCTCCGGCGTCGTGTGACGCTGTGGGCCGAGTTCACTCGTTATCAAATAGCGCGCCATGCGCGTCACCTCACAATTTAACGAGTACATCTACGCGGCGCGGCCGCGTTTTATGATCTCCTGGCCGCGCATTGCCGGCGTATTCTTTTCGCCAGATGATATTGACGTCAGGCTCTACATTAGATTCGTACTCGCTCATAAATACATCATGCGTTTTTGCCAGTTCTTTTACCCAGCGCATATACGCAGGATAATCAAACGGCGGTACACCGCTGTATTGATAGCCTGTTTTATACGGGGGGTCGCAATAAACAACAGCCCCCGAAGGGATCGTCAAGTCATCAAAACTACCGCAAACAAAAGACATTGTTTTTAACGGAGCAGCTTTTAATGCTCTGGCGTTTTCTTTTGCATAGTTTCGAATATGCCCCCCCACATGACAGCCACGAGCATAACCATGAAAATATGTACCTGCAAAACAACAACAAAATCCCGCAAAACCTGTTAATGCAGGATTCTTGTCTTTATTATATTTGATATATCGCCAAGTCGTCTCGTTTAAAGTATCCGGCGGCTCGAATGAGCCATCAGCCACGCCGCGCAATAAAGCAATCAGATACGGATGCAAGTCATTACAAATAATCGTTACATCAGGCCGATACTCGCGAACTTTAATAGCGACAGCGCAGCCGCCGCAAAACGGCTCGACATACGTACCGCCAAAAGGGATATATTCGACAATCTTCGCGGCGAGTTCTTTCGCCAACCTTACTTTACCGCCTAAATATTGCATTTAAACGATCGGCTCCGGATAGCACCGGCAGTTCGGCAGCGCGCCGGCGTGGCCGGTGAGGCCGTCCAGCGTGGGCGGCTCGCTCCACTTGACAAACTGGCCGTCCATCGCCGCGTGCGACGGGCGGACGCGGCCGTCATCAGCCGTGCGCCAGATATAGCCCTCACTGCCGATACTGACGGCGCGCGTCTGCGTGAGGATCGTCGTCTGCCGGCTAACCTCCGTGCGGGCGATCAACTCGGCACGGCTCTGCGCCACGCCGCCGCGGCTGGCGATGTACTCGCTCAGCGCCTCGTGGCGCGTGCCGGTCATCGCCGCCGCCTGCGCGGCCGTCTCGACCTCGACAGCGATGTCAAGCGGGATCGACGTGATCAGCCGCGCGCCCTCCAGCGACAGATCGCGGATCGCTATCGCGACCGCATCGCGCGTGTAGAGCGTGTGCAGCCGCTCGGCCATCTTGGCGCCCAGCTCGCGCCACATGCCGATGTTTTGGGCATCGCTCATCTCGACGATTTTGAGCATCACGTCTTGCGCCCAGGGCGCGAGCAGCTGCGCGTACTCCTCCAGAGCATAGACGACGCTCGTGGCGTCGGCGCCGGTCGAGGTGATGCGCGCCACCTCTTTGGCAACCTGTTTGCAGCGCCGGCGCAGCTCGCGCTCAGTCGAGCGTCTGGGCTTAAATGGCATTGCTCAGCACCGCCGTCGCCGAAGGCGGCGGCGTGCCCTCGGCCTCTTTGACGACGTCCTCGGTCACCGCCTGCCAGCGCGTCGTCAGTGCGCCGCGCAGCTGGAGCTCGCGCAGTGCCGTGGGCGCGTCGATCAGGCCGGCCGTGTACGCCGCCGTGACGCTGGCCGCGTCGGTGCTGGCGACGTTGGCACGGTCGATCTCGGTCAGCTGCCACAATGGCACAAAGTTGAAGGACACTTCCGCGGGCATCGGCTCGCCGTACAGGTGCCGATAGACGATCTGCAGCAGCTTGGTCAGCGGCTCGCGCAGCTGCGCCTCCTGCCGGCGGAAGATGCCGTCATAGTAAGTCTTGGTATCAGACTCACCGGAACTGTTGAGGCCGGCGGGCGACTGACCAAAGAGGCGCGTCAGCGGGATGTCGGCCGCGCCGGAAAGCTGCTGACCAAACGACAGCAGCACCTGGTCGAGCCCGGCGAACGAGTACGAGGTCGTCGCGAAATTGTCGTCGGCGTCGAGCACCGTCATGCCCTCTGTGCTTTGCAGCGCGCGGATCATGCCGATGTTTTTAGCAAGGGCGATCTGCGCCGACTCCGGGCCGCCGAGGATCTGCCGCAGGCCCTTGATCTGGATCGTGCGCAAATAGGCCTTGTCGATCAGGCTGGCCGCGCCAGCTGACGCTGTGTCAAAAGCGACAAGGCGATCGAGCAGCCGCTCGACGACCGACAATCCCCACGACTGCTCCATCACCGCACGCGAGTGCGGCGCCTCGATGCCAAGAAAACGCAACAGGCGGCTGTGATGCACGCGGACGTTAAAGCCGAGGCGGCCGCTGACCTGCGGCGCGCCGTACTGCGACGGGTCCACGATCCGCCAGTAGACCGGCAGGCCGTAACTCGGGCCGAGTGCCTGGATCGTCTGTGACCAGTCCGGCCACAGCTGCCAGCGGTCATAGGTCATGAGCCCGCGGAAGCTGCCGCGCGTGATCGTGTCCAGCCGCAGCGGCTCGGCCACGTCCTGCCCCTCGATCATGATCAGAGACGCCGCGCCGCCGAAAAGCCGCGCCCACGTAAGCGCCGACTGCAGCGCCGTCCAGATTTTGAGCCGCGAGAGAGCCGAGTCGATCAGCTCGATGCGCTTGGGCACGGGATCGCCGGTGATGGCGATGCCGCTGCGGATCATGTCTTCCGGGATCGCGCCGACGATCTTGCCGACGATCCAGCTCTGACAGTACATATCAACGAGCACCTGCCACGTCTGCGTGAGCATTTGCATCGGCTTGTATTCCGTCGCGCTCTGTAGGTTTGGCGCGCCCAGGCCGAGGCGGCTCATGAAGTTGACGAAATCGTCTGCCTTGGCTGTGCCCTTGGCTGCAGGCGCGGCCGGCTGCGTCGTTGGTCTATTATGTTTTTTACGCATTGGTCCTCACCTGCCTCCAAAAGCATCAATCATCTGCGCCACCGGATCGCCGCCGCGGATGAGGCGGCTGAGCGCGTAGCGAATGGCGTCGATGCAGTGATTGTCTTTGTCTACGATCCGCGGCAGAATCTCCTCCGTCCGCGGGTCGATCTTGTATGAGTAGCTGCCGAACTCGTGCGCCGTATGCTTGCAGCGCTCGTGGATCACGATGCGCCGGAAGCTGCGCAGGAAGGCAATACCATCCTCGATGCTGCCCGTCCACTTTTCGGCGGGCGCGATGTTAAAACCGCGCTGCGCCACGTAGCTGATCGTTTCCGGCCGGGCCGAGTCGGCGTAGATCGGCCAGCGCCGGCTCTCTGGCACCTCGTCGAACATCGAGCGCCCTGGCTCGCCCGGTTTGCGCGCCAAGTCGTCAATGTCGACCTGCACGCCGTAGGCTTCCTGGTCGATGTAGAGCGTGTCGCCAAGGATAAAACACCGGACCAGCACGCTCGGATCCCGCGAAAAGCCCCAGTCTGCGCCGTAGTAAAAACGTGCGTCGGCCGGTGTCTCAAACGGTCGCACCTCGAATTTATCCTTGAAAACGAGCGCATCGGTCATCGTGACACACTCGCCGAGCCAGACGTGCTTGTATCCCTCCGGATCAACCTCGAGCATGTACCGCCGCTCAGCCTCGAGCGCCGCCGGGAAAAACGGGTTTTTATCATAGTTGACCTGCTCGACGATGCTGTCCGGCCGTGGATGCAGCACGAAGTCGTATGTCGGATCGTCGACGCGCTGCGGGTTGAAGCTGATCCATATCTCGCTGCCATCCTTGCGGATCGTAGGCAGCAGCACCGCCCAGCTCTCCGCGCTGACGTTGTGTGCCTCCTCGACCCAACAGCGGTCGATGCCCTCTTTCGACTTGATTTCCTGGACGTTGTGATGCAGGCCGGCAAAGATAAACTCTGTTTTATTTCGGCCGACGATGCGGTCTTTGGTGATGTCGTAAAAGACGGACCATCCGCACCGCTCGATCACATCACAGAGCAGCTTATGCACCGAGTCCGCGATGCTGTTTTGGTACTCGCGAGCGCAGAGCACGCGAAGCGGCCGCTGCATCCCCTGGATCAGCAACGCCGTCGCGAATGCCCACGACTTACCACCGCCGCGGCCGCCGTAGTAGACTTTGTAGCGCGCCGGCAAAAAAAGCCCCTTGTATGCTCCCGGAATCTCGACAGTGCAATCACTCAACGAACTTCACCGTCACCCCGTCCAGCAGCGGCGCGCCGTCGCGACCGGTGATCTCCTGCCGCTCGACAAAATCGGCCTCCGATTTTCCGAGCAGCTCGGCGGCTTTGAGTCTGTCGCGCATCTGCTGCTCTTTGTCGCGCATCACGCTGCTCCAGAACTGCTGCCGCTCCGCGCGGCTGGCGATCAGCGGCGTGCTGCGGATCGTCTCGCGGGCCTTGATCTCGGCGAGTATCGTAGGTTTTCGTAAGTTCTCGCGGCCGATCGCATCGGCCGTTTTCTCTGAGTACCCTGCAGCGATGGCGGCTTTATGAGCATTGCCGTCGTACGCTTCCACAAAGCGTTGCTGCTTAGCTGTCAGTTTTCGCGCCATCGCCATCACCCTCTCGTGGATAAATATGTGTATAAAACAAGAGAGAGCCCGCAGGGGCTCTCTCTCATCTCAAGGAGGTCGATCTGACAGTCTGTTGTCGTGCGGTCGGGGCCGCTCTTGCCTGATCATTTCGATGCTATCACGATATCACAGATTTAATAAATAGCAAGACCGTTATCGTGCTCATATCATGCGCGTTAAGATGATCACATTGCGCTCATCACGTCAGCGCCGCCCGCGCAATACGCCTAGGCACCATGTGCCGCCATCTCACGACCGTCGCGATGCTCACGCCCGCCTTGTCGGCAATCAGGCGCAGTGTCCCGCCGTCGCCGCGCCACTGGTCGCCCGTACTGACGTGGATCACGTGCAGCCGATAAACCGCCCACTGCAGCGGATACATCTCTCTGACCTCCTGCGTCGCTGCGACGATCCGCGCCCAGCCGACCGCCTCGATCGGCTCCGTCAGCGCAAGCACCTGCGCCACCGTCGAGGTAATGTGCTCGCCGCCCGAAGCGCCGCCGGGCATGCCGACTTCCGCCGCCGGCGTCCATGTCGCCGCCGCCGTCAGTTCGTCATGCGAGGGCTGCGGAGCATCGCCCGCGAGGGCAGACAGCCCCCGCGGACATCTCCGCGCGATCAGGTCGATCGACCGTGCCAGCTCTGAGATCGTTACTGGCATGTCTTGGCCTCCGCGCGGCGATTCCACTTTTCTGCCGCATCTTTTTCCGTATACCACCCACCGCCCTGCGCTCCGCAGTACTGACATTCATAACGGCAGAAAAAATCACTCGTAAGCCTGTTGTTCGCGTCATAGACACGTTCTTTTTTTAGCTTTAAGTGTTCATTCCCGCAGAACGGGCACGGTTTAAGCTCCACACTCATGAGCATCCTCCTTACAGCACGCCAGCAGCGCCTCGGCCAGGGCACGCAGGTCCGGATCCGCGCGTCGTAAGTAAATTATCGCTTGCCAATGAGCAACATCCGAGATCAAAATTCTAGCTACTTTCTGCCCACAGGTAACTCGTATAGTATGCAGGCATTCGTCGACGCAGACAAAATCATCCTTAGTCGTCACCATGTTCGGCCTCCCATCATCCATCAATCGTCCTCCTCTCGCGTCATGACCATGATCTTCGTCCGGTCCAATTTCGGCAGCGCCTCACGCCGCACGACCAGCTCCGTGATCTGGCTGTCGTCCTTGATGATCCCCGCCATTTGCAGGCAGTCCTGCACCGCCTTGACGCGGTTGTCGAGGTCCCATCTCCGCCGTGTGCGCGACGTCATGATGATATGCAGCGCCACCGGGCCGAGATACGGACCGACGCAACGCCGTGCCGGCAGCATCTCACGCTGCGCGCGCATCTCCGCCGCGGTAGCCTCCTGGTATGCTGCTCCCTCTGGCGTTTTGTACCGATGCCGGCCTCCGGTCCGGTAGAGATGATTGACCGTCGGCGGCAGCCCGTCCAGCGTGATGCTGAGCAGGTAACTCATGCATGAGCCTCCAAATGCCATCTGCCATGTTCATCACGTCCATGAAATTTGTACTCAACCTTGAGCGGCGCAGGCGGGTTTATTTCTGCCTCTGCCGTTGATCTTGCGTTTTCTAAAAACAAGTCGCTAACTTCAATCCGCGTCAGCATCGTCCTTCACCTCCGCGCGATGGTTCCATATTTTCGCGGCGACATCGGGCGTACATGCGCACACCTTAGGATGCACGTTACAAAAACGATTTCCGCACTCTGCGAAAAACACGACGCCTTTAGTACATGGCTCCACTCTTATTCGTGCTTCCTCGCCGCAAAACGGGCACGGCTTCAGCTCTTCAGACATCGTTATCGTCCTCCATTTCCAGTTTTGCATCGACCCACAACCTCACATGCTTGTCAAAATTAATCTTAAGCCGTTCGCAAATATCCCGAAAAGTCGAGATATGCGGTAAGACCATGCCAGTCTCAAAGCGCCACAGCTGGCTTTTGTGGAGGCCGAGATACTGTGCCATGTCGGCCTGGCGGATCCCTTTGGCTAGTCGAGCGCCTCGGATCAGGCGGCCGAGCTCGTCAGCCTTCTCAAGCATCCGCCCCACCGCACTTGCCGACGATCTCCGCCAGCTTGACCATCGCAGCCTCCTTGTCGCTAAAGATCTGGTGATTGTAGACGTAGCTGATCGTCTTGCCGTCCTCACCAATGATGTCCGTAAAGACGATGATCAGCCAGTCAGTTCCGGACACTCCTTTGTGCTCCTGTGCCTCGATGCTCACGATCCGACGCGTCGAGATACAGACGCCGGGGATAACTTCCATAAAATTAACCATTGTTGACCTCCTTATAGCTCTCCTGGATCCGAGCCCAGAAATCGCTCCACGAGCCTGGCGTCTTGGCCACGCCGATCTGGCCGTCATAGTCGCGCCACATATAGCCGCCGGAGGTGATGTAATACGTTTGTGTCACACCGTTCCCGTCTTTGATATTAAGCAAGCCGTTTTTATAAGCAGTTGCCTGCATCTGATTCGTCATGATCGACATCTCCTTTCAAGTGTTCTCCTCCCAACACCGATCCCCACGCCGCGACCATATCCTCCACCGAGGCGTCACGTCCCTCGGCGATCAGTCCCACGCGTTCGTCGTACTCGTCGACTAGCTGTGGCCATTCGGACGGATCTCTGGCAGCCACGTCGAAATTGATTCGCATCGGCACGCTGGTCCATTCATCGCGAAGTCGTGCGGCATTTTCGGGATCAGAGTGCCCGGCGAGCCAGTCGAAAAATTTTGTAATCGTAGGCGCCTCATTCATTTGTAAGTATAATCTCCACTTTTCGGCATTTCCGTGCTAGAACTTTATTTTCACTTCGCGCCTAACTAACTAACTACCTCTATACCCGGGGACCTTTGGCCCCGGGATAGAGGGGTAGTTGTTAGGTTGTTTTACTCCCAACACTAAAATCTTTTACTATATAGATTTCTGGTCGTGCTAGCACGGAAAAAGCGGTTTTTATGCTCCTAACACGAAAAGAATTAATATCGACCTTTAAATCATCGTTTAATTACATATACTTCGCCGGTCTTTTTGTCTGTGTAGAGCGTATAAAACGGTGATCGATAGATATTGTTTTTGATCGTCCGCTCGGCCGGTTTGCCATCGCGCTGGACGTATCCGACGACTGACTTAAACGGTACTTTTAGGTTGCCCTCTTCGCAATTGGCCTCGTATGCCTCTTCGATCATCGTGTCCCAGTCCTCGACCGTCAGCTGGCCTTTACCCACACCGCGCCCCGTCTCGGCCATTGCATCGTTACGGGCCTCCGCTAAGAAGTTCCACACGTCAGGCCGATGCAGAGGATAGTCGAAAAACAGCCGTACCGGTTCGATCGGTGCGAATTCGCGCAGCGTGCCGGTCATCTCCCATGCCGTCAGCGACTCGCTGCAGCCGGGCGTTTGCTCCTGGTACCGGTGCCGCGCGTAAGCGTCCAGCCGCAGCTCCGTTAGGTCGAGGATCGCGTCGGGATCGCGCGCAAATACTCCGGATCCGCTCGACCGGTCCGCCGCTTTGACGTATTTGGCAGATGCGCCTTTGCTGTGATGGTGACAGTAGATCATCGCCACGCCCATCTCCAGACAGACACGGTCGAAATAGCTGCAGAACTGGCTCATCTCGGTGGCGTCGTTCTCATCGCCCGTTATGACTTTATAGATAGGATCGAGGATGACTGCCTCGATGCCGCTGTCCTTAAAACGTCGGATCAGGAACGGCGTCAGTCGGTCCATCGGCACAGCACGGCCGCGCAAGTTCCAGATGCGGATATTGCCGACGTTCTCCGGGCGCAGATTGAGCGTCTTGTATAGGTCGATAAATCGCCTAAAACAGCTGGCGTGGTCCAGCTCGAGATTGACATAGAGCACCTTACCCTTTCGGCACTGGTGCCCGAGCCACGGCAGCCCCTCGGCCATACAGATCGCCAGCAGCATCAGCAGAAACGACTTGCCGGCTTTGCTCGGCCCGGCCAACAGCATCTTGTGACGCACTCGGAGGATCCCGCTGATCAGTTCCTCTCCCAATGGAGGTGGATCGTCCCAGATATCTGCCAGCGAGACATCGTCGGGCAGATTGTCGTTTTGCTCCTCCACCCATTCGACCCACTCGTCGTAGGATCCCGGGCCCATGTTCGTCGCCACGATATACTGCCATTTGCCGCTACGCTTGACGCCCGGCAGGCGACTGTATCGGCTCTCGTTTTTATCCTGAGTGTCGATGTGCAGGCCGTTTTTCTGACAGAACTCATAGAGGAAATTAACGCGCTCGCGGTACTGGCGCGGGCTCTCAGCGTCCACTCGGACGATCGCGTGGAGCGATTTATTGCCCGAATGGACCAACACGGCGATCGGCAGATTGAGCGCCTTATACAGGCTGTATTGTTTTTCGAGACTGTCGGTATCCGACTCGATCAGGCAATAGCTGCGGCGTGTGATGTTGGCATTCCCCTCACCGGCACCGTCCAAAGGATTGAAGCGGATCAGGGCACCGCCTTCGGAGTCACCGCAAATGCTCGCATTTTCGACGCCTTTGCGCAGCGCCTCGATCAGCTGCCCCGCTGTCCGGGACCTGACGCTCTGCTGTGGTACCCAGCGCGTCTTGCCTCCGCGCTCCACGGCCGTCAGCTTGTCGCAATAGCAGACATACTCGTCAGGCTCAAACAGGATCGACAGATATTCGCGCATATCGGCCGCTGGATCGTATTTAGCCGCCGGTAGCGGGATCCTCTCCTCGCCGACGTACGCGGCGTCGACGATCTTATAGTCGCGCCCGGGCTCGACGACCTCGTCGTCCCATCCAAACGCCTGGGACGTCGCCGCTGGTGTGTACCCGTTGCGCTTGGCCATCGTGATCAGCGTGCCTCCGGTCACCGGAGCACCGCCCGAAGTCTCGTTAAAGCTGTCCCATTTCGCCGCGCACTCGCCGTCGTGGTGTTTTGCTGATCGTCGGCTCCACTCCTCCCAGACCGACAACGGCAGCCCTTCGTGCTTGAGCGCCATGCCGACGGTGATCCAGTCCTGATAATCATCCGGATTGATGTGCTCCAGTGCCGCCAGATATTTATGCATCGGACCTCACCTCCTCAATGCAGGACACCGACGCCCACGATGCATGGGCGTCGGATCCGATCAGTGAGGCCATGCTTAAAAGGGCACGTCCACCAGCTCAGCGTCGTCGGCGCAGACCTTAGGCGCCTTGTCGGGCGTGTAGACGCTTTCGACAGAGTTAAAAACGCGGCCCGTGGAGCCCTCTTTCTGCGTCACCTTGGCGATACCTTTGCATCCGACGATCTTGTCCCACGGGAAGCGTGTCATGCCGTCGCCGCTCTTGTGCAGGCCGATGCCCTCGAAAAAGTTAAAGATCAGGAACGCGAGCGACTGCGTGAGCTTGAGCGAATAGGTGAGCTTGTTGTTGCGGCGCTGGCCACCGGCATTGGTCCAGCTGAAGCTCAGCTCGATGTCGGCCTGATTGCAGGCGGAGATCTTGCCCGGGCGGCGCGGCTCGTACCATCCGCGCTCCATACCCGTCACCGTAAAATGGTAATCCCCCTCCGGCATCAGCTCAAAAGACTGCTCAACGACCTCGTCGTCCCAGCCGAAGCCCTGCGACTCACTCACCGTGGTGAAACCGTTGTTTTTATCCGTCATTGTGTATCCTCCTTATGCAGTTTGCTTTTTAGCCTTAGCGCAGTTCATACAGAGCGCCACTCCAAATTTGTCCTTGCTCATCTGTGCGATCTGCTCGGCTGACCACTTGCCGACGCCCTCGATCACCTTGCCGCACTCGGCGCAGATCAGCGGCTCCGGATCCGGCAGGGGCTCCGGTGCTTGCCATTCTGTGCTGGGATTTTCGGGCGATCGTTCGATCACCGCCTTGATCTGGTCGTATTCCATCGGCAACTCGTCGGGCAGTCCGTACCGGTTTTTTGCGTCCCAGCAGGGATTGTGGCTCGTGTACATCACCCGTTGGCCACCGATGACCTTATACGTCCCGTTGTCCATGCGCTGCGTGCGCGTTTTGTAATTGCAGAACAGGACCATATCGGCCCATTCTTTGAGCATCGGCGCGCACTGTTTGCAGAGTTTAAGTTCCCAGCGATCATAGGCGCCGCGCTCGTCCGGCTGCTCAAATTTGCGCATGATGGCGTGGGCCGTGAGCACCACATTGATGCTGTCATTGATCAGGACGTCGCAGTCGCCGAGCATCTCGGCAAATGCCTCTTTGACGTATGTATATCCTTTGCCGTAGCCAAAATCCTCGATACCGCTTTTCTTCTGGCTGGCGCACACATACTCGATCGCCAACCGCTCGGCCCAGTCGGCCGTGTCGATCACGACCGTCTTATAGTCGTACCGATGAGCGTGGAGGGTTTGCAGCGTGCTCCGGAGCGCGTGCCAGTCGGCAAATGAGTCGATGCGATCCACCTGCATCGCCTTGGTGGATCCCTCGACGTCGAGGAAGAGCGGAGCCGGGAAACGCGACGCCAGCGTGCTCTTGCCGATTCCCTCCGGCCCGTAGATGATCACCTTTTTCGCGGTGTCGATCACGCCTCTCTTAATGTCCAGCGTGCCGATCATGTCCCTGTACGATCTGGCCTCCATCGTCATCGCCTCCTATCGAATCCGAAGATGCGAGCCCCTCGTCAGCTCGCATCCGGGCACGGCGTAGCCGGCCTTGAGCATCCGGAGCACCTCAATCTTGTCCAGGCGCTTCGTGGTCTGGTAATATTGCGCCGGGATCTTTGCCTCGTCGACCACGTGGACCTTGTCAGGCGAGTGCTGCACCGAAACGGTAAAAACGTCCGTCCGGACCTTTTCGCGGCCGCTCGTTTCCATCTCCGACTGGACGTATGCCTTGATTGCCTTGGTCTTACGCGCCAGAGCATCGTAGCGCCGGCTCATGCGGTCGATCTCGTGCATCAAAGCCGTTTCTTCGGCCTCCATATTACGGATCATCTTGGCGCACGCGCCCACCTTGTCGTCAAACGCGCGCTCGATCCCGCGGAGCTTGTTCTCCGCCTCCGTCCAGTCAGCTTCGGGATCGCTGAGCGACTCCCAGAGCGACAGGTAGTCATCTGTCAGTTCATAAAGTTTTGCCATAGTCGGCCTCCTTGCCTCTTTAGATGTGATAATCTCTTAGGTTTTTGAGGATCACGCCGATCTGCGCGAGCGAGCGCTGAGCCTGCGCGGCAGCGTTGACGCTCATGTACTTGTCGTCGTGCAGCCGCTCGACGTCGGCCAGATGATGCCGAGCCTCGCCCAGCAGCCTGATCGCCTCCTCCAGCAGCTCACGCTGCGCCGGGCGGCTCATTCGCCGCGCTGGATCGCCCGCTCCGTCAGATAGCGCGCCACCTGCTCTTCTGTGCTCATGTGATCCGCCTCCTCTTTGTGGTATAATCTTTTGTGCAGTTCTTTACCTTGAGACTCTGGCCGTGACAGCGGTCAGGGTCTCGCTTTTTCTGCTGCTGCGCGGAGCTTGAGCCATGTATCAAGATCCTCGCCCAGCACCTCGGCCCAGGCTGTCAGCCGCGGCACGCGCAGCAGCCGGAAGCCCAACTCCCACAGCGCCACCGTCGTGGGGCAAATGCTCAGCTCTTGCGCAAGCTGACGCTGCGTTAGACCGTGCTGCACTCTTGCGGCCTGCAGCTGACGGCCGAAGCTCTCGAATGGATAGTGATACTTGAGCCGTTTGCATTGCACCCGCGCCGTGCTCTCCGCGATCTTATGCGACAGACGCGCCATGTCCGGCGGGGCGTATCCGTACTCCGCCAGATCAATGCCGAGAGCGTCGGCGAGCCTGCTCAGCAGCTTTGTCCACTTGAGCACCGGCTGCGTCTCATACTTGCGGATCGTCCTATCGCTGACGTCGGCGGCCTTGCTCAGCTCCTTGCGCGACAGCCCAAGCTCCTGTCTGGCCGTGTACAGATCACTGCTCAGCACTTCGGCGATGTACTCCAGGCCGCAGTTGATCAAGTCGTTGCGCATCAGCGCCACCAGTCGCAATCGTCGTCGTCATGTCGGTCGAGGCAGCGATTAAGCACCGCGCACGAGACAAAAAACAGGGCGATAAAAAACACCGCGATACCCAACAGTATCCACCAGATCATGAGCAGTACCTCTGCGCCCAGCGCCAGAATGTCGCCGCGATCCGCTCGCGCAGCGTCAGCCGATGCGCCGCCACGCGCACGCCGGCGACGTGCTCATACCGCGCTCGTGTTTTACTCATTGCGACTCCTCCCTCCGCAGCACCTGCCGCATCATGTTCTGACTGTTAAAGTACCTTTTAAGGATCTGCCCCGCCGCCCATGTCGGTGATGCCTGCATGCCCTTCGGAACCTCCGCGATGTGATCCGCGGCCCACATCAGCAGCTGAGCGTAGTGAGCGTCGCTAACAGCGATCTGCCTTTTAGCCATTACGCCGTCTCCACCACGCCAGCAGCGACGAGCACACGCACGCCGACAACAGCCCCGCCGCCAGACTCCACAGCACCACTTCGCACATGATCCGCTCAGTCGTTACATCCATCATTGTTGTCCTCCCTCATCTGCTCGATCCTGTTTCTGACCTCCGCTGGCAGGTCGTCGTTGATGCTGATGATCTCCATCAGCGCCCGCTCGACATCAGCGCCGAGCTCAAACGGTTTGCGCTTGTTCATGCCGTCACCGCCTCGATCAGGTCCGCCACGGACCACAGCAGCACCGCCGCCGCATACGTCAGCACCGTCACCGCTGCAAGCGCCGCCGGCACCCTCGACACGAGCGCCAGGTTGAGCCACATCAGGATGATCAGCCACCGCAGCTCTGCCTCCTTGCGCAGCTCCTCCACGATCCTCATCATAAAAAAGACCTCCTCTTATAGGACCTTTGCTCCCTTGATCGCCTCCGCGCGCCATGCCATCGTGGCGCCTTTGCCGCCGCCGATGTCCGGCGCAGGAATCCGCCCAGCATACATCATCCGGCGCACCCACGACTCAGAACGTCCGTACCACTCGGCCACGTCCGCGAGTGACCAGTAGCCGGCCGGCGCTCGGCGCTGCGAATGCTCCAGCCGTCGTGCTACCGCCTCGGCGATCCGCTCGATGTCAGCGTCGGTCATTTCTTGCCGTCCTTTTTAGCCTCATTTGCTGTCAAATACTGCTTGCCAGCCTCTACGATCAGCGCGTTGACGCTGATGCCCTTGCTGTCTGCGGTCGCCTTGATCCGGTCATAAACCTCCGCAGGCCACCGCGTCGTGGTGATAAATACGCCCATCTTGCCCCTCCTTTTGTCTGTGTTCACTTGCTTGCTAGCAAGTAAATATTAACTCATCACTTGCGCACTGTCAAGAGTTATTTTACAATGATTTTTAGTGATTGCTTGCTAGCACTCCGCCCCTCCTGTAAAATACAGTCAGGAGGCTGATTCGTATGCTTAAGGACACTTTAAAAGAGTATCGTACGCAACGGGGTTTTTCACAGACTCAGCTGGCCGAGCGTGTCGGCGTCACGCGTCAGGCAATCAGCCAGTGGGAGACGGGCACCGCCGTACCATCAATCGAAAAATTACAGACACTGTCAAGCGTGCTTGACGTCCCGATGGATCTACTTGCGGGCGAAGAGCCGCCAACGCCGCGCCCCGATGGTATCCGTGTATTAAAGTTATCCGTATCGCGACCAGTACGCGTGCCGTTGCTGTCGCGCGAAGTCACCTCCTGTTGTGGTGCCGGGATCCCTACTTATAGTGAGATACAAAACCCACCAGAAAAAACGTATACATACACGATCAGTGATCTCGGAGGACGATACGACCAAATGCGACCACCTGTAGCGATTTATGCCGAGGGCGCGTGCCTTGAGCGTGCACGTATCCAAGACGGCGATATCCTTGTAATCAATCCGGCGCTGGAGCCGCGGCATCTGCAGATTTGCGTGGTTTGCTGGCGCGGTGTGCTGAGCGCCAAACGCGTCAGCATCAATCCCGACGGCAGCGTCGACCTGCGTTCCGATTACGACACCTATCACATCGATGCCGAGGAGGCTGCCGATCCGGACCGCTTTATCATCTGGGGCCCGGTCGTCGAGGTCCGGCATGGTCTTTTATAAGGAGGTCTGCACATGGGATTTTTTAAAGTCAACAAAAAGAGCATCACCGTCGGCGGCATCAACGTCGGCGGCAAGGGCGTCTACGCCAACACGCCGCTCGGGCGCGTCCGTCTCGACAGCGCCAGTACACCGCAGCCGCCCGATCCTCTCACGCTGCCCGACACACCGTGCCCCACACTCCAGCAGACGCGCCTGCGCACGGCGACGCGCGTCGCCTATATCCTCTGGACGGTGTTCCTCATGCTGCTGGTCTGCGCTGTCGGCTATCCCGCCGCCGCTCTGCCAGTGCCGGTGATCATGTGGCTGATCGCCCGGAAACACCGCCGCATCAGATGGGAGTACAACGTCGCCAAATGGCGCGACTATCACAAAGCATAACTGCGCGAATTCGCGTATATTCAGAGATAAAAAAAAGAGCCCCCACGGCTGCGTGCCGTGAGGGGCTTTTTTGTTTAGTTGGTCAGATTTGGTAAAATGCCTCGAGCGCTGCCTGGATCACGGCAAAGCGATTTTTGCAAAAAGTATCGAGAGAAGTATCATTTTTTTCGTGAGCCAAGTATTTATCAGCATTGAGTCATCCATTCATAGGCTTACCTTTAATAGTCACCGATAGTCAGACATAGCCAGAAATAGACAAATGCCGCTTTTTTTGATATTTTGAGAGCGCGGAGTTAATTCAAGATAGTCTTTTTTAGGATCGAAAAGTATCGGACACAGTGTCGGTGATACTGCGGAGGTGATGACGGTGTTGACGGATAAGATGATCCGCGAGCTCAAACCGCGCGAGCGCGGCGAGTACATGGTCTGTGACGGGCAGGGGCTGTACATCCGAGTCGCACCTAGCGGGCGGAAGTCATGGCTGTATCGCCGGCAGGGCAAAGGCTCGGCCAAAGTCCAAACGCTGGGCGTCTGGCCAGCGATGTCAGTTTATGCCGCCCGCCTGGCGCGTGACAAGCTGGCCGACAAAAGCGCGCATGCCGCCGGTCAGCTCGTGACCTTTCGCGCGCTGGCGGAGCGATATCTCGACGCTGATCCGCGCCGGATCGCCACGGCTGCCAGCGTGGCGCGTCTTGAGCACTGGCTGGAGCGATTTATTTATCCAGAGATCGGCGACGCCGACGTCACGACGATCACGGCGCCGCGCGTCTATCATCTGGCCGCGGCGATCGAGCAGGCCGGTCGAGTGCATACGGCGCATCGAGTTGTCGGCCTGATCGGGCAGGTACTGCGCTACGGCATCCCGCTCGACCTCGTGCCACAGGGCGACATCACGCGAGACCTGCGTGACGCTCTAGGCAGCTCGCCAACTGTATCACGCGCTCATCTGGAGCGTCCCGCCGACGTGGGCGAGCTGATGCGGCGCATCGAATCGCTCGGCTGGTGCATCAAATCGGCCGGCCTGCGCCTGCTCGCGTATACGTTCGTACGCCCTGGCGAGCTTCGCGGCGCAACGTGGGACGAGATTGACCTTGATGGCGCAGTCTGGCGTATCCCTGCCGAGCGTATGAAAATGCGCCGGCCGCATATCGTCCCGCTGGCTCGGCAGACTGTCGAGCTCCTCCGCAATCTGCACGACGGGTTGAGCGCCGGCTCTCCCTACGTGCTGCACGGAGTGCGCTCGCTGCTGCATCAGATCAGTAAAACGCTGCTGATCAAGACCCTGCGCGTGCTTGGCTATCCCCCTGCGGAGATGAGCGCGCACGGGTTCCGCGCGACTGCCAGCACCCTGCTCAATGAAGCCGGATGGCCGCCGGACGCCATCGAGGCGCAGCTGGCGCACTCTGTCGGCGGTACAGTGCGCGCCGTCTATAATCACGCGCAATATCTGCCGATCCGGCGCGTCATGATGCAGTGGTACGCCGACTACCTCGACGCGCTGCGCGACGGCCGCCCAGCGCCGCCAGTTGACAAAAATTTAAAATCGATGTAGTATCACCATTGGAGGCCGTCGATGCGATCGATCAGGCTAGGCCGGAGGGCTGCGTCTCGCCGGATTGCCTGAGAGCACGGTTCCACGTGAGCGCCATGCAGCGTGTCCCCCGCCTCCATCGGCGTGAGTTCGTATAACCCCACTACCGTGGGGATGGACCTAGTGTGTTGACTAGATCAGCGCCAGAGCTCACCCCACCTGTTTCACCGTCGCGTCTTCGGGCGCGTGAGTTGAAGCATGTATTAGTATTTGTAAAAAACAGATACGGCAAGGAGCTCGTCCCTTTTGGGACGGGCTCTTTGTTTTTTAGGTGGTACTCTTGTACCCCATCGCCAAAGTTACGCCCCGTCTCGTCGATCCTCGCTGGGGTTGGTATACTCAAAACGCATAAAAAAAAGACGCCCCGACGGTCAATGACCGCCGAGGCGTTATTGTTAAATAGCGCGCCTACTGTCATCACAGCACGCGGTCGCACGCGTGGCCGCTACTCCGCAGAATAACGACTCTTTGAATAAACGTCCCCGCAGAATGTATCGCTTTTACACGCGCGCACAAAAAGCGAAAGACTGCGAGGACTGTCAAACAAATATATCACGGATTGTTTTTTCTCACAAGATACCCACTGCCGAAGCCGAGCACAGCGCCGTAAATAACTCCCTGCATCTTGGCTCGACGGACTCGACGACGGGCGTCGAGTCGCTCGATAGAAATTTCTCGCTGAAGCTCTGCAAGCTGTCGGATTAAATCGGCCTGTTGCGCTCGCACCTCATCGCGGAGCGCTTCAAGCGCCTGTTGCCGTACATCGGCGACTTTTCGCGCCTCGGTCCATCCCGAAATGGTGTCCCGCATCGCGGAATCAGTCAGATAGTACCCCGGCGCCGGTGCGGTCCACCCGGCGTGGATCCGGATCGCCGCAGGCTCACTTGCCCTCCCTGTAGTCGCGCAGCAGACCAGCGAGTATGTCAGGCAGAGCGTCATCACTAGTGCCCTGCACCTGTTTGACAGTCTCATCGTGCACCGCCTCCTCTCGTGCTTTGGCAGCGTCGACGATAGTGTCGGCGCGCCGCTCCGCCACTTCCGCCGTCGTCCTGATCTCGCGGATCTTGTCGCCGACCTCATGCCGGCCGGCGTCAAAACGGACGAGCCACCACAGCAGCAAAGCGGCAATGACGGCGACGGTCCAGTACAGTGCACGTCCGTGGTGCGCGGCGGCATCCTCGATGCGGTCGAGGATCCTGTCAATTTTTGGAGTCGGTGTCATTGAGCCACTTGCCCTCTGTGATCTTTTTTTGGATCGCGTCGAAAGCCGCTTTGATCGTCTCAGGCAGCTCAGCATCGACGACGTCGAGCAGGCGGCCGCCGCAGTAGCCACACATTGCGATGATGACTGCAGACAACTCTCGTGATACCTCCAGCGCGTCGAGGCCCCACGCGACAATGGCACCGACACCGCCTGCCGAGAAAAGACCGACGGCGAAACGTTTTAAATTAAATCCCTCATCGACGTGGGCCCGTGCCGCCCGGATCGCGGCGAAAAAAACCGCGACCAGCGCGCCGATCCCGCCGGTGATAGCGAGGTCGAGCAATGTCTTGTCTTGTCCCTCTCCTGGCATCGCTCACACCCCCGGTCCTCTCCACAGCCTCAGATGTCCGTCCTCAGCGTGGTAGGCGTCGATATGTACAAAAGTTTTGTACAAGCCCATGCCGCCAAGCTCGGGCAGATATCCCTTGATGTACCTGCTCAGGATGGCGTTATAAACGGCTGTCGGCGACAGCGTCCGACAGTAAAAGTCCATTGCGAGCCCTTGCAGGTGCTTGCTCGTCGGCGAGCCGCCGACGCGGGCATTGTGCGAGACACAGCGCGTCCCGCTGGTCACGATCATCGGTGTCTGCAGGATGCTGCGCACTTTTTCGGCAAGGTCGAGCAGCTGCGGGCGGTGCACATACAGACCGCAGCCGCACCGGCAGGCCAGTTCAGCCCGCCGGAAGTGGACAGACAGTTGGTCGCCGCTCATGGTCACATGCTCCACTGGATTGCGTCGAGGTCCTCGGTCGTCTGCGCCGCATCGATCTGCTCGACCAGCTCGGCCTCACGCGCAAAGCAAGCCTCGACGTGTGCGATCACAGCGTCGCCGATGGCGCGCAGCTGCATCGCGTCGAGCGTGACAAAACGCCCGTTCGCGCATTTCCAGCGCGTTTTAAACTCTAGATCGAGCCGCGCAGAGACCACCGCCGCCGTGAGTAGCGCCTGCGATCCGCGATCTGTGGCAATCGTCACGCCGTCGACCGTGCAGCCGCCGGTCTCGGCATCGTATCGAGCCGCGGCAATCTCATCTTTTTTTCGTTGTTTCAATGAGTCAAGTGTTGGTGCAGGCGCCCAGTGTTTAAAAATACCGTCAGCCTCATCATAATACGCTGGCATAATGCTATAAACACGCTCTTTTTCAGTATCTGTGACCTCGATTAACCGTTTATCTGTTGGCAGAGTCCCGTGATAATCCAGAGGATAAAAACCGTCAACAAGATTATGCTCATTAAGTGAGATCAGCCACGCCATTATTTCCACCTCCCGATCGCTATATAGGCATAAACGCGATTGACTCCAGAGCTCAATGTGCTGCCTGAGCTGTCACGGGCGTTTATAACTGCGCGGCGGCTGCTGTTGCTTGTATAAATAAAATTTTCACCGCTTAAAAGTCCTGTGACAACAATAACTGGCGGATCAACAAATGCCTCGGCATATGTTATATCAACACGGCTATTGTCATCTGTATTATTCTTGACGATATCAGCCTGGATCATGAGCCCATTTGGTAACTTTAAAATATAGGCTTTATATGTGTTTGAAAATCTGGAATTTGATTCTGCCAACGTGCCCGAAAGAGCTGTCGTTAAAGCGCTGGCAAGCGTCGCGATGTCGCCGTCATCAAGCGCGTTGTATCCCTGCGCGACAATGTAGTTGCCGAGCGCGGCGGCCATATTCGCGCCCTGGCGCCAAATCTTATTGGCCAGCGCTGAGGAGGCCGGACCGGGCTGTACTCCGTCCGTCTGCTCTGCAGCGGCAGCGTAGTCGGCCTGCGACATGATGTTAGCCGAGCCGGTTGAGGCGAATCCGATAAAATCGTTTGTAGGCATTTACTCCACCTCCTAGGCTGTACGACGCCACATATAGACAGCTACATACGGCGGTAGCAGGCTCATCGCCGAGCCTCCGCCTGTATTGCCGATCGTCACGGTGTGAGTGTGCGCGCCGCTTGTCGCGACTGTCACGGTGTGCGTATGAGCACCGGCACTGGCACTGCTGGCGTTGTGGACATGCGCGCCGGCGCTGGCCGCCGTGATGGTGTGCGTATGCGCACCGTTTGAAGACGTCGCGCCGGTCCACGAGCGGGACGCCTGAAACATCGTTTGGGTGTTGTCCTGATCCGTGCCCTCGACGCCCGGAGAGCTCCATGAGTTGGATTTGGGATAAAACGCACCGCCGTAGACGTAGCCCTGATTGTTACGCTCGCCGAAAAACTCGCCTGTGATGTCCATCGTTCCGCGCGTGTGAGTGTGCGCGCCGTTGCTGGCCGCCGTGCCGCTGTGCGTATGCGCGCCAGCACTCGCCACAGAGATCGTGTGCGTGTGAGCACCAGCGGAGGCCGTCGTCGCGGTGTGCGTGTGACCGCCGGCCGACGCCGTGCTGCCGGTATGCGAGTGCGCAGGCAGCTCGGCCACAGTGATGGCATGAGTCGCCGCTCCGCCAGTGCTGGCGGCCGGATAGGCAGACGATGCCCCGATCAAAAAGCGCCCCTGCACTGCGCTCCACGTCCCGAAGCCGAGCAGGCTAGCCGGATTCGTGTTGACGTTATACGATGTATAAAAGGATCCAACCGGGAAAACCTTTTTGAGCACGTCCGTCTTGGCTGTATTGACGGCCGATGTGATGCTCGGCTGGATCAGCGCAGCGACGGCCGCAGCGAAATTGGCCGCACGCGTAGCCGTGTCGCCATCGTCGAGCGCATCGTAACCGCGGGCAACCATAAAACTGCCGATCGCCGCCGCCATCGCTGAGCCCTGACGCAATGCGCGATTATTGAGCTCGGCGCGCGCCACGCCCGACTGTTGGCCAGCCGTGCGCTCGACGTCTGTGGCGTAGCTCGCCAGCGTCTCGACATAGGCGGCCGATGACGTCGCAAACTCATAAAATTGATTCGTTGGCATATTTCACCCTCCTATGCCGGTATGATCTCGGAGCCCCAGTCGGCCTCGTCCCAGCCGCCGAGCGTGTCGCTGTCGGTGTCAAAACCGAAGATCCTATTATTGCTGACGATGTATTCGCGCAGGCGGACACCCTCAGGTTTGAGCGGGATGCGCCCCGAAGTCAGGATATAGACGAGCACGTTATTGATCGCGATGCCCTGCAGGGCGATGGTTATGCTCATGTCCTGATGATCGACGAGCGCCAGCGTCGATGTGTCGCCGAAGTTATCGTCCCAGATCGCTTCGATGGTCTCGCGCGATCCGCTCCAGTTATTGGAGGCGATCTTGGCATAGAGCACGAGCCGATAAACGTCATCCGCCAGCGCAATCACGCCCGTGCTGGGATCGTATTTCCCTTGCCAGTAGCCGTGCTGCCATCCGGTTGCGACGACGTCGTCCCATGTAAAGTAGACACCGGTCAGCGGCTGCTCGACGTAGCGCGTCGCGCCAATCCACTCGCCGACCTGATCCAGCTGCGTGCCGACTGCTGTATCGATGTCCCATGCCGACAGCATCGACGTATCGACCATGCCGACAGTCAGCGCCAGCGGAGCGACCGCCGAAGCGGTCACGCCTGCGAATTTCGGCCGGCTGCGGTGCTGGCTCGTGATCAGGTCGATGTAATCACTGAGCGTCATGCTCATGGCGTGGCCACCGTGATGTTGTCGATGTCGCAGGTAGCGAGGCCGTTAAACGGGATCACGAGATTGGACGCACTCTGCGCGCCGCCGACGGTGCCGATCGTGACGCTGCTGACGTCGTACGCCGGGCCGGCCGTGATCGCCGCCGCCGTCACTCGCGCGATCGACACGTCAGCGCCAATCGCCAGATCGTTGATATATTGGGCGACTGCCGCCTTGATGGCCTCGCCCGTCGCCGCCAAGTATCCAGCCTCCGGCGTAATTGTGACCGTGACCGCCACGGCCGTGACCGTGGGCCTATAAAAATTAATCGTCGTCGCGATGCCGTTGCTGTCGGTGATGACCTCAGACGTGGTGCCGTAGGTGCCGCAACCTGGTGTTTTTTTAAGCCAGATGGCCTGCGCGATGTCCGTCGCCGAGCCGCCCTGCGCCACGACGCTGATGCTGTGCGCGGGGATGCCGTTGCTGTCGACGGTGTCGGTGTCGTTTTCGTAAATCGTCGCTTTACTCACGCCCTCGACCGACAGCACCGCGCCGAGAGTACCCTCGAGGATCGTCGCCGACGGCAGTGCGACGCTATACGCCTGCCGCAGCCGCAGGGCGGCGTCCGTCTCAGTCGCCGCGCCGACCGTCGCGGCTGCCGCATTGGTGACCGTCTGCCAGCCGCGCGTCGGCGTCATGATCGTGGTGATCTGACCGGCCTGCGCGGTGATCTCGCCCTCTTCCTGCGCCGTCGCGGTGACGACGATCTGGCCGCTCGACGGGATCACGACCGTAGCCGGCAGATCCCATTTTTGCCCGGCCACATCGGCGATGATGCCGCCGGTGATCGTCGTGCCGGCCGTGCCGGTGATCGTCACGTCGGCCGTGCTGTAGCTGCCGGCCTGCCGGCGGATGCCGTTGATCTTGACCACGCGGCTGAGCGTCTCTCCGCTGGCCGTGCTGGGCGAAAACCCCTGATAAACCTGCTCCATCGCCTGGTACGTGTCGAGCAGCGCCAGAGCAAAAACGGCGATGAGCTGGCCGTCCTGGCTGTCTGGCTCGAGATAGATGTCGGATCCGTAGATCCCCTGCCACGCAGACTCCAGCGTGGTCTTGATATCTGCATACTCAGGGACGTGGAGCCCAGTATCATCGATGTACGGCGTCAATGCAGCCGCCATCGTCTCTATCGCATCGATTGTGAGCGCCATCAGATCACCCCCTCGATCTGTGTCTCTCCGTAGACTGTATCGACCGCAGCCGTCACCGTCAGGGCGCGCGCGTCACCGTCATAGTCGGCCGCGAAATCGTTAACGCTTGTCACGCCCTCGGTGGACGCGACGCGCATTTTGATCGCCGGGCCGGCCGACTGCCGACGATGCGCGCCGAGCACCTGTGTGCTGTACGGCGTCCCTTCATCGGTGTCCAAAAACCATTCGCCCGACCACAGTCGCAGCCGAGTGAGCACCGACTGTCCGACCGCCTCGGGTGAGTCTGTAAAAAAATCGGCAGAGCCATGCCCTGCCGAGAAGTCGCCATTTTTGTCGAGTTTACGATATCGCATGTGATATCACTCCTAGTGCGGCGTGCTGGTCTCGCCGTGCACGCCCGTGTGAGTGTGTCCGAGGTAGCTAAAGCCGCCGCAGATCACGTCGCCTGTGACCGTCAGCGTCGGCGTGTCGAGTGTCACGCCGCCGGGCGCGACGACCTCGACCGCCGTGCCCTTGAGCCGCAGCACCGTGGTGCCGCTGTCGGTGCGGAGCTCCGCGCCAGTCATGCCGGCGCCGCCGGTGACGACGTGCGGCTGGCTGCGCGGGCCGGGAATGACAAAACCGTCGCTGAGGTCCTGCAGCCGGTACTCGGCCGCAGCCTGCACACCGCCGCTCTGCCACCAGGCGTCGATGCACCGCTCCGCGATGACGATCAGCGCCTCGTCGCCGGCCTTGAGCGGATAGGTCAAAATGTAACCGCCACCGCCCGGGAAGACCACCGGGCAGTCGACCAGCAGCGGCAGATCCGCCGCTTCCGCGCGTCCGTTGGGCGCGACGATGGCGCCGCGGATCGCCGGCTGCACGGTGCATGTCATGCGCACGGGGTCAAAACTCTGGACAATTCCGGGCATGGCCGTGTGCATGTCCATCCGCGCGGCCGTGATGAGGTCACGATAGGACGCCTCGCGGACGTCCTCGCGCTCTGCTCTGGAGATCGCCATCAGCGAGCACCTCCCTGCGGCGCTGGAGTGTCCAGCGTCCGCTTGGCGCTGGCGTCAACCGCCACGCCGGTGACCTTGACGTCCCACGGCTGGCCGTGCGTGTCGCCTGTGTAGTGCGTAGCGATGACGCGATAGTAGCCGCCGGCCGCCTGATGGACTGTCTTTTTTTTACCGCTTTTGTCAACCTGCGCGGTGGTCGTGTCCGCCGCGACGAGGTACGCCGGATCGATATGGACGAGGCCGCCGATCCTAATCTCAGGATTGAGCCGGCTCGATGCCTCTACGCCGTCGAGCGTCTGCTGTGCGGCGCCGATCAGGCCCGTACCGGGGGCAAGCTCCACCGGCGTGCCGGGCAGATAGCCGTCGCGCTTGATCGTCTGGAGCTTGCCGGAGTCGATAAACACAGCGACGCCGGCATCGCGCCCATATTCGCGCATGTAATCTTTGACAGGCTTGTACAGCACTTTGCCGCGCGGCAGGGCGCGTCCCGTGCCGGCGCTCAACAGTGCCGCGCCGGCGTCGACGTTGCCGATCGCCATCGCGCGCGCCATCGCCTGCAGCCGGTCCTTATTAGTCGCGCCCGCTGCCAGCGTGGTGCTGACGACGCCGTAGTTGTACGCGGTGTCGCCGTCGCCGGCGCTGATCTCGAGCACGATGTCAGGCCCGCGCCGCAGGCGGCGGACCTGGATAATGTTGCCGGCGTAAATCAGCCCCATGCCATCAGTGTAGCCGGCGTCAAGGCTGACCGTGTCAAACTCGCGCAGGGCCCTGTTGATGGTATCGGGCGCCGGATTATAGACGCAGATCCGCGCCGAGTTGGGCGTCGTCTGGTCGTCTTTTTTGACGTCAAACGTGATGCGGAGCTGCGACAAGTCGAGCCCCTGCCCGTTTTTGCCGATGACGAGCCGGCACTGGCGGAGCCACTGTCTCACAGCTCCACCCCCGTCACATACAGCAGCGCGCCGACAAGGTCATCGAACTGCGGCGGATCATCGCCGCCCGTGACGGCGTTTTGCACGACGAGCGCCCCGCCGAAACCGAGGTGATGATACTGGCGGAGCAGATCGCAGCCGGTGACCATCGGGATGTCGCGCACCATGCTGTTGCCGTCGGCGTCGGCGATGTCGATCACCCACAGATCGGTGCGTGCGCTGTAGCGCACGCGCAGCTGATAGACGATGCCGGACAGGGCGATCGTCAGCGTCTGCGGACCGTCACGGAGCGGCACATAGTAGATATTCATACCTCACGCGCCCCCCTATCGAATCGCCACGGCGCTGCCGCTGCTGTTGTCGTACCGGCCGCCGAAGAGTTTCGACATCCCCGACTCTGCCTGCGGATTGGGCTGCTGCGGAGTGCTGACCGTCTGGACCTGCTGCGTGCCGCGTTTCGTGCTGGCGACTGTCTTTTTCGGCTGCTTTTGCCGCTTTTTGGAGATAACCGGCACGGCCGCCGCCTGCGTCTGTGCTATCCTCACCTCGCGCAGCGTCACCGAGGCGATCATGACCGTCTCGGTCTTGGCGTCGGTCGTGGTGCTGATCGACGTGATGATCATCGACTTATAGTAGCTTTTCCCGGTATAGACCTCGATCGGCTCGCGCGCCGTCATGAGCTCGCGTAGCTTGTCGAGCTTGTCGCGCGGATCCGACTCGGCGTCGTCGACGCCCTGACCGACCTGCACCGTCACCTCGCGCGGCGCGAGAATGACGTGGTCGGAGTAGCTGACGCCGTCCTCGACGGGATAATCCGTCATTTTTGCGGTTTGCTTTTCGGCCTCGGAGATCGTGACCGTAAAAGTAAGGCCGCCGAGCGAGCGGATGTAGGCGCCGCTCTCGCTGATCTCTGGCATCCGCTCACCTCCTACTCTGTCGTCATGCCGCCGGCGTCATCGTCAGCGATTGCCGCCAGCGGGCTCTGCATATCGCGCACCATCTTGGCATTGCTCGAGTCGACCGCCGCGCTGACTTGATCGGCGACAGCTCCGGCGCTGCCGTCCATCGTCTGGACGTTGACCGTCGTGCTGTTGTTGACGGTGACGGGGATGTCGTACTTGCGGCTGCTGTCGACGTTGTTGGTGATCGCAGTCGTGCCGAGGGGCTGCGCCGCCCCAAGCACGCGGCCGCCGGCCGCCATGTTATTGATCACCGTGCTGACGCTGCCGCCGGATTCCGCCAATGCAGGCGCGCTGCCGCCGGCAGACGCGGCCGCAAAAGCTGCCATCACTCGCCCCGGCGTCGGCATTGCCGCCGGCTGCGCAGCCGGCACGACGCCGCCGGCCTGCCTGATGATCGCCTGACGCTGCGGATCGGTGTCGAGCACCTGCGTCACGGCCGGCGTGGCCGATGCGGCTTTAAACTCCGGAGCAGCTGCAGCATCTCCCTCGACTTTGATGCCGAGCTGCTTTTTAAGCGCGTCCGGCATCCAGCCGGTGATCGTCTCAACAAAAGCGCGCCATTTCGCCGCCATCCAGTCGATAGCCGTCGTCCACCAGCTTTTGAGCGTCGCCCAAATGTCGGCCAGCGCGCCGGTGATTTTGTCCGGCAGCGCCTTGATCCACTCCTCGATCTTTGCGCCCCACTCACCGAGGCTTTTAAAAACCTTGATCGCCGGCGTCCAGTCAAAATAGGTTTTGCCGCCACGCATGGCCGTGGCGAAATCGTCCAGCAGCAGCATCACGGCCGTGATCGCCGCGCCGATCAGGACAAAGGGATTGGTGGCCGCCGCGGCGATCTGCGCCAGCGTGACCTTGTGCAGGGCGACGGCGTAGGCAGCCGCGCCCCAGAGCAGCGTCTGCACGACCGTCTGCGAGACTGGCCCGAGTGCGTCAAAGACGCCCGTGAGCACCGTCAGCGCGTTAGATACGACGCCAACAGTCTCGGCAAAGCCGTTGAGCAGCAGAGCCAGAGGCTGCAGCACCGCCGCTCCGAAACGCACGAGCGCCCCTTGATTGATGATGATCGTCCGGCGCAAGCTGTCAAATGCCCGCTCAAACGGCTCAAAAAATCGCGCCGCAATGCCCTGCCACAGCAAAGACATGATGCGCACGAGGCGCGACTGCGCCGAGTGGAGGCGCTGCGCGGCCTTGACGGCCTCGTCAAACGTCGGTGTCATGGATCCGAGCGCCTGATCGAATTCGCGCGCGTAGTCCATCATGCCGGACCTGAGCGCGCCGATCACCGCCGGCGTCATGTGGAGCAGTTTACCGAGCGCCTGCGCACGCCCTTCGTCCATCGTCGCGAATTTTGCGCCCAGCTCGTCAATCAGTTTGGTCGTGTCTTTGAGATTGCCGTTTTCGTCACGCGTGGAGATGCCGATCATGCGCCACGCCTTGACGCCTGCACCGATGCCGGCGGCGGCCTGCGCGGCCGACTGACGCACGCCCTTGAGAGCGCTGTCCATCTCGGATGCATTGACGCCGGCCAGATCGGTCGCATAAGCAAGCCGCGCCATGCCGGCCGCCGACGCGCCGACGGCCGCGGCACTGTTGGCGAGCGCGTCCATCTCGGTGGCCGTGCTGATGATCGCAGAAAAAGCGCGTTTAACTGCCGCGACGCTGGCCAGACCGGCCACCATGCGCTTGAGCGAGCTGGTCACCGCCTGCGCTGTGTCATTGAGCTTGCTGCTCTCGGTCGTCGCCTCTCGGCTGGCGTCGCCGACGTCGCGGATCTCCTTTGCGGATTTATCAGCAGCCGCGGAGAGGTCTTTGGCCTCCTGTTCGGTATGGTCGAGACTCTTACCGAGTCCGTCGACGCTTTTCTGCGCCGCGTCGCCCTCTCGTTTGAGGTTGGCCGCGCCAGACTTATCGAGCGACCACGCAATGCGGTATAAATACTCACCTATTGTTTGTGCCATTGTTGTCACCTCTTAGCCTGGCGCGATTTCTCACGGTCAAAGATGACCTTTTCGTTATGGTCCATTACGTCGAGCGCCTGATTGAGTCGTGCCACGCCCTCGAGATCGATGCTGCCATCAAACAGACTCGCCCCGTCGAGGCAGCCGCGGAGCACGGGCCTGTAGAGCCAGTCTTCCCCGTCGGCTAATCGCCAGAGGGCTGCATCGCCTTGGCCATCGCCGTCGCGGACGCTCCCTTGAGAGTGTCGCGCACCGCCGCTGGCAGCGAAGCGAAAAAACCGTCGAGTGCTCCCTTGACGACGTGGTACACGATCGCGCCCTGTGTGTACAGGTCGAGGTCATACATCATCGCCCCTCCACGTCTGATCGGCGACCACGCGCCGCCGTCTTTTCTGCTGACCGTATCAAGACAGGCGTCGATGACATAGTCGAGCTGATCATCCGGCAGTGTACCGAGAGCATCAAAAAATCCGTTGATGGCCGCGACGATGTTGGTCTTGCTGTCTGCATCCGGTGCCACTTTGCCGAGCGCGTCAGCTGACGGCGACAACACCGAGCTGAGACGACGCGCGACGTGGAACTGTCGCCGCGCGTCCATCGCCTGCGCCCGATACTGGACGCCGTTGATCTCAAACTCGATCATGCTAGACAACCGTCAGCGGGCCGGTCTTGCCGCTCTGGATGGCGCCGTTCAAAACCCATTCGAGCGTGTTGCCCTCGGTGGCCCAGCTGTTTTCGGGCAGACCGGCGAACGCGGCGCCGCTGATAACCTCCTCGTCACCGGTGATAATGTTCCTGACGGTGATGACGTTTTTGCCCCAGTTGACGCTGCCGACGTCCTGGTAGTTATACAACTCGCGCAGTTGCGCGTTGACAGGCGACGTCTTGAGCAGGCGGATGGTGACCGTGCAGGCGCGCGCCACGTGATGCGAGTGCATGACGTGGCCGTCAGCGCCGATCGTCATCGTGTCTTTATCCTCAACGCGGGCGATCGTGATGCCCTCTGCCGCGTTGCCGCCTTTAAGAGCAAAGGATCCACCGGGGCCGGAGATAGCCGCCTGGACATCAAAAAAACTATAAGTGCCGTAACCGATAGCCATGATTATCTACCTCCTACCGGTTGATGCTGATGATCACATCAGCAGTGTGGATCGCGCCGGCCAGCTTGACGGCGATTTGCATGGGCGGAGCCTTGCGCTCTTCGCGCTCGCTCTGGTCCTGATCGTCGACGCTGGGCATGTACACATAGTAGCCGGAGTCGAGTCTGTCGCCGCGCTGGAGCGTCCCGAAGCCATCCGCGTTCCAAATGCCGGGAGCCGCGAAGCCGTTCTGTACGGCCTGATCAAGCACGCGCTGGGCCGCGTTGACGAGCTGCGCCGTGCCCTCGTCCGTCTGCGGAATTTTAGTCTGACTCTGGTACAGCAGGTTATACAGCGCCACCTGGATCGCGTCGGCGAGCCAATCAGCGCCGTGCAACTCGTCAAAGTAGCTGCCGTCAGCGTTCACGCCATACTGCAAAATTGCCGTGTCGTTATCGTACAAAACGAACACGTTGCCGTTTTTGCTTTCAAGCGTCTGCGCCTGCGTCTCGGTGAGCTGCTCGTAAACCACGCCGGGCAGCTGTTTGTACATCAGTGTGATCGTCGTCCTGTTGCCGGAGAAATTGACCGCAAAGGCGCGCGCGAACATCGAGCAGACCGCATAGGGATTGTGGCTGCTGTAAATCCAGGACGTGCGGCGATAGCCGGCGGCCTTGAGCTGGCTGCCCAGATCGGTGTCGACCTGCGCGCTCAGGACGTTGGTGTTGGTGATCGTCACACCGTAGCGACGGGCCTTGCTAGCGCCTTCGATATACGCGGCGACGGCGAGATGCTCGGCGTCGGTGATGGTAGCCGCCGCGCAGAACGTCAGACCGTACCACGCGCCAGACATGTCGGCGAACAGCGCGGCAGCGACGGCAGGCGACTCGGAGTTGGCGCCGGCATCGACCGCCACGGCCGCACCGGCCGTGAGTCCCATCATCGAGGCGACCGTCGACGAGGCGGTATCGGTGGCATAGCCGATCGCGCCGGTGCTGCCGGACGTGGCGCCGTAGACGATAAACTGCGAGCCATTCCAAACGCACGAGGCGCCGGCGAGCGCCGTGTTGAGCGCGGTCGAGACGACCGTCGCCACGCCGTTGAGGTTGGTCACGCCCGAAAAGTCAAGGCCGGTCAGGTTGAGATCGGTGCCGTCGATGGTGATGTCCATCTGTCCGGACGTGATCGCCGTCCAGTCGGCGAGCGTCTGCTGCGCTGCCGTCAGGATCGCGCCGGTCAGCTGAGCCGGTACAGCCGACGAAAGCCAGCGGCCGATCATCAGCTGCGCCGGTCTGGGCGACTGCCCGAAATAAAGCGCGGCGCCGTAATACTCGGGCGCGTTGACGCCGAAATCCTGCGCGACGGCCTCGAGCGTCGTGTAGGCGCGCATACGCTCGCCGGGCCCGATGACGGCAGAGTCGCCGAGGATCAGGAGAGTCCCAAACCCTC